CAAAAGTGGGCGAAGAAGCTCGGCATGGATGGAGGCGAGACGACGTTCGATGTGGGGCCACAGGCGATTCGAGCAGACGAGCCTATGGCGAATACGATTGCTGGTCAAAGACAGCTTTTGAATGCGACCAGGAATCGATATATCAATGTCTCTCCGGAGGCGGGGAGCCGCATCAAGCGGGGGCTGCCGCTATTCGAGCAGAAGGTTGCTGCACAGGTCATCGATCCGGGTGTGGCGATGGGGGAGGTACCGGGAATCCGCGCGGCGGCGCGCCAGGCAATCAAGGTTTTGGAAAACGTTCGAAAGGCGATGGGACTCGAAGGGACAGATTTGCGCAAAATCGAGTTGTATCATGATCCAAACGACACGAGTCGAGGCTGGTATCATCCGGACGAGAAAATCATTCGCATAAATCTGGCGAATGCACAATCGCCGGAGCAGATTTATTCGACGCTCGCCCACGAATTCGGACATCATTTGATGTACGACGTTTTTGATAAATTGCCGCCGGAGAAAAAAGTTGCAATTTTCGACGATTACGACAAGTTCGTAATGCGGATGAAAACTGATCCGAGTGCCGCGAACGCCCTCGTGCGACGTAGAGCTCCGATTTCTGAGTTCAATGAGCCAAGCTCGACTAGTTGGAGGAATTTGCGTTGGATCGACATGCCACAAGCGGAGCGCGAGTATTGGTTCGGTTTTAATGAGTGGTTTGCGGATAACGTGGCGCGGTGGGCGACCACAGACGCCAAGCCTATGTCTGTTGTCGATAAGTTTTTCTCGTCGCTGGGCCGCGTTATCCGGGATGTGGTGCGCGCCGTTCGACAGGCGGTGACCGGGGAATCGTTCGAAGCGGCACCCGCAATGCGCGCATGGCTCGACAGTTTCATACAGCAGAATGGAGTGTTTGGACCGGAGGTGGCCAGCACCATGCACTTGCAAGGATTGCTGAAAAATGCTCGTGCGTTGCAAACCGAAGGGACGGAGGCACCGGCTACCCCGCAAATGGGGAGCACGGGAGGTGGAAGGGCGATCCTCGACGGCGCAGGCGCTGGGGCCGAAGGTCGAGCCTTTGCGGCGCACGGGGATCGGATGAATTGGTTTTATAAGGTTGCACTTTCGCTTCAGCAGATTGCGAAGCGGAACGAGCACATTTTGCCGCTTCAGCTTTATCGGGAGTTGACCGATTTGCTGAACCTCGAAACCATAACGGCATTGAATCAAGCTGATATTAATGTCATGCGGCCGTGGAAGCACTTGAGCCGCGAGGAAGGCGAGGCCCTCGGCCGATTCATCGACGATTATGCAAATGGTCGGTTCATGGACCCGAAGGAATTGGCGAAGGACGGACTGCGGAGGCCCACCGATACTGAGCTGCGAGCTCTTATCAAGAAACATGGATTGACGGAAAGGGGGGCGAAGCAATTTGGCGCTATTATTACTGATTTGCGAAATGATTTGATGCGATACAAGGACATATTGATGGCGGAAACTAGTCGCATCCGCGATCCGATCGAACAAGCGCAAGCGATGGAGCGCGTCGAGGCGCAGATTCGTGCAATGGACAGCATTCCGTTCATGCCCTTTGCTCGATTTGGCGATTACACCGCCACGACGTATACAGTTGATGGAAAGGTGAAGGAATTCTATCGGTTTGAAACGCAAAAGGCGAGAGATCGCGCCGTTGAGCAAATGCAGGCCGCCGCGGCGCAGGGCGAACAGGTGAAATCTGGGTTCCTGCACAAGGATGTGCATCCGTTGCTCGGGATGCCCCCAGGCATGCTCGATCGGATTGCAGACAAATTGAATTTGAGTCAAAATATGAGGGATTCGATCGACCAGCTCAAGTTCGAATATGCGCCCGCGCAAAGCTTCAGGCATCATTTCCAGCAAAAGGATTTCACGCCGGGCTATTCACAAGACTGGCAGCGCGCCTACGCGCAATACAAGTTTCATGGGTCGCATTATTTCGCTCGGATCAAATATGCCGATCAAATGCGAGATATGATTGCGGAAATGACCAATGAACGCTTGACCCGGAACGACCACACGAAGCTCGACCAGATTCGGAATTTGATGACAGAGCACTTGGACACCGTGCTGAATCCGAAGGCGGATTATGCTCGGTTGAAGGGAGCGATGTTCCACTTCCACATGGGATTCAGAGTCTCCACCGCCGCGATCAATTTGACTCAGGTCCCGCTGGTGGCGTGGCCGAATTTGAGCAGTCATTTCGGCGATTTTAAGTCGGCCGCCGCACTGATTCGAGCAACGGGAAAATCGAACACTCTGTTCCGCCGCATGACCACGTCGCATATGGCAGCGGACGAATTGCGGATTCTGCAACAGGGCGCCGACGACGGATTGACTGCTCCAAAACAAGCGTATGAACTTGGGGCGTTGAGCGAAGGGCGGAATCTGTTCAAGGGGCTTGGAAAGGGAATTGAGCGGACCTGGCAGGAAGGCGCGGAGCTTTCCGCTAAAATGTTCGAAATGAGTGAGCAATGGGGGCGGACGACGACCCTGCTCGGTGCCTATGATTTGGCGAAAAAGGATCTCGGTTCGAAGTTCGTCCAGAACAGCATTCAGGCGAACCAGTTGCTTTATCTGCGACTCCGGGAAAAGAATTGGAGTCACGAGGAAGCCGCAGCATACACCGCCGCCACGGTCGCAGTCAAGGAATCCATGTTCGAATATGGGTATCATGCGCGGCCGAAAATGTTTCAAGGCGGACTTGGCGCCGTTTTGCTTTTTAAGAGCTTCCAGCAGAACGTGCTGTTCAATTTGTGGAATAATAAGGGAAGCTTTGTCCGGCAAATGCTATTGCTCGGCGGCGCCGCCGGCCTGGCCGGACTGCCGTTTTCTGAAGACATTAGCTCGATCATGAAAATGCTGAGCAAGCGATTTTTGTCCAGTGATTTCGACCTCGAGGACGAAGTGCGGAAGCAAGTTCGAGCATTGAGCAATGGAGCCATTTCGCCTGATCTGGTGATGCACGGCGTTGGACGTTATGCGTTCGGCGTCCCGCATGTTTTGGATTTGATGGGCTCGACGCTCGGTTTAAGGGACAAAAATGAATACGCTGGAACGTTCCCGGAGCCGCGGGGCGTTTCGATTAGCCGCAGCATTGGGATGGGACAAGTTTTGCCGTTCGACGTAGGTAGAGCCTTCTCGCCCTCGAAGAGCCCGGAGCGGAATGAATTGCAGCAAATCCAAAGGGCGAGCGGTGCAGCGTTCGGAATAGGATTCTCGCTTTACAATTTCGCGACGAGCAATCCATTCACAGAGCCAGACAGGAAGAAATGGGAGCAGATAATGCCTGCCGCAATTCGCGACGTGAGCACGGCGTGGCGCTTTGCAGAGGAAGGCGGCGAAAGGAATCGACGCGGGAACCAGATCATCAAGTTCGACCCCTATGATACGATGGGGGCCGCAGAGATTTTAGCAAGGGGTCTTGGCTTCCAGCCGACCAGGCTCGTAGCCCGACAGGAAAACATTGCTGCGAAAGCGGAGGCGGTGGAGTATTGGGAAATCAGGCGCCAGTTGCTCATGAGGCAATATTGGAGCGCCGTGAAGGACAACAATCCGGAGCAGATCGAGTCGGTGATCGAAGCCGTAAAAGCGTTCAATCGGGGCCTGCCTGAAGAAGCAAAAGCGAAAGCAATAACAGGAACGAACTTGCGACAATCAATAGTGAGAAGAGCACAAGATAGAGCTCGACAAGAATCGGGGCTGCCAACGGGGCGGAGAGACACAACGCTTTATCAAAGCATCGACGCGCTTTATCCCGAAGGCGCGCCTCCCGGCTTGCAAGACATTCGACGAGTGCAGTGAAAGGGGGCCATGTAGTGGAACAGCTTGGGCCCCTTTCCCTGATCGGCTTCTTGTTCATAGCAACTCCTCCTCCAGAGCGTTACGATTTCCCATACAAGGGCGAATTGACCATTGTGCGGGTTCATCGACTCGAAGCGAACAGATTGTGTGATTCGCAGCGGACGACGGTTTTCGGGAATGTCGGGGCCTGCGCAATTCTGCATTCGGCCTCCCGTTGCACCATTATCATCAATGTCGATAGTGTGATGACGGAGACGAGCCTACTGCGACACGAGGTGGCGCATTGTAATGGCTGGCCCGGACATCATCCGCGCTAGAGCCGCGCAAAGATCACCATTATTAGGAAGCTTGTGGCGAGTACAAGAGTGAGCGCCACAATTAGCTCCTCATATTCAGAACCAAAGAGCGGGGATTTCATAATAGCGCTCATTCGATTCGACGATGTGGCTGAACTGGCCGTCGGGGACGGCTATGACAGGTACTGTTTCCTTCATTGCAGGGGGTCTCCGGTTTGCTTTGATGCATTGAACAGGACGAAATCGGCGTCGCCCTGTTTTATCATAGTCAAAAGGTTGCCATGAACGGCAGCGCGAAGGGCTGCTTGGAATTCGACAAAGGACATAAAGTTCATCGAACGGGACCAAAGGTCTTTGACGCTCTGACCGCCGATGTTGCGGACAAAGGTGACGATTTCATTGACATGGCGGGCTTCGTCCACCACGCCGATGGATTCGAAAACGCGGATCATGTCCTGTTCATTTGACGTTATAATCTGTTCGGCTTCGACCAGGTCTTCGCGTTCGATGATGAGCTTGTCTCGTTTTGAAGCGGCAAGGACAAGAGCAAATTTATGTAAATGTGTTTGCTTCCGCGCAATGTAGCCTCCAAATCTGTCACTCGCAAGGTGTGGAGGTCGAGCGCTATGATCGTTGTGTTGAGTGTACCAATCACGGCCCCAGATTCGTGCATCAGTTGACAGGATATAGGGTCCTGCAAGTTGAGATATCGCTGTAAGATCGTCAGTAAGTGCTTTTTCGAGCTGTCGATATTGGTCATGGGGGATCACCTCGTCGGGATAGGGGACTAGTTGGCGTTTTTTGTCACTGTAGACAAAAACGATTCGACTTGTGAGGCCACCTCCAACCATTGCTTCGGGGAAATTGGCTCTGAGCCATGCTGGAGTTGTCGCAGCGATAAGGTTAAGCCAAGGATGGTCGACTTCAATATTTCCGCTGCTTTTTGTCTCATGACGAAATTTGTCTGCTTGTCCGTCCCACATTCGGATAAGAAACGATAGGAGCTGGTCGTCATCAGTCCGCAAAAATGTTCCAAGTTCTCCAATGCCGACCGTAAGGCACGACATCGGAATGCGGGCGAGTTGTCCATTGAGGTCGACATATTCGCAGTACTCCACAGCAGAGGAGAGCGCCTGAGCAAGAGCTTGCCAGGTCATAGATTCTGGGCCGAAGTGGATTCCGGGGACTTTTTCCAAAAGGCGTAAACCAACTCCCATTGTTGTCGACTTCTGCACCACACCAGCCGGAGCGACGAGAATGATGTAGAAATTCGGTGTCCACTGGAATTTGTGCATGTCCAGCCATACACGGCGTCGAAGCGCTCCCGCGAGCATTGACACTCCGGACCAAAAATGGAACTTGACTGGAGCTTCGGAGTCCTTTGCAAAGTCAACGTAAGCTTCCAACCAATTTTTAAAGATTCGAGCCACTTTGGCTTCCTCATTTTAGGCGTGCCTTATGCTTTTCGATTACCCGTTCCAATTTGGAGCGGACTTGTGCATCGAGCTTTTCACCCTCAATGCCCAGGTGGCCAGTCATTTGCTCATGCAGTTCGAAGATGTTCATATTGGAACCTTTTGACAGTCGCCCCACGACACCGGGGAGGCCGATAAACCCCACGGGATGTGGAGTGGTTTGGGATAAGGAACAGGAACGGGAAGCGCCGCCCGGATTTGCGGAATGCAATCGGATCGATGGCTCGGGACCTGGAACACAATGCTGTCATGCACCTGGAGCAGGAGTTCGACCCAGGGGCAGCGCGATTTCAATTGGAGGGCTCCGCGGAAGCAGGTTTCCGCGACCGTTGATTGCGGGCCCCAGGCGAGCGCTTCAGGGAAAATTGAATCGATACGATCATAGAAGATGATCCGATAGCCGAAGGCATTTTGAATTGTCCGATTCGTCGCAAGGCTTCGTTCCACTCGCTGATGCCAGCCCTTAACGCCGGGGTGGAGTCCGAACCAGTAGGACTGAAAGCGACTCCAGAAATCCCGGCTATAGCCCAACGTGGATGCAAGTGTTGGAGGTTTTCCGCCATAGTGAGTACCGTGCACTCCACTCTTAAACTTCTGGCGGACGGCTTTACGCTCCGCCCCGATGAGCCTCGTGAACTGTGTGCCAAGCATATGCTCCGCGTTTTCACTATGAATGTCATAGCCCGTTAGAGCCGCGTTCAGGAGGAAATCGTCCTCCGCCTCGGCTGCAACAACGAGGGCATCAGCTCCAGCCAAGTCGGCGTCGAAGAGGATATAGCCGGGATCGGGGACGAAGATTTTCCTGATATTCGGAAGCTTGTATTCGGTTAGCATCCGCTCGTCCTCGACAGGATATAGGCCCCGCGACCGTGGGAGATTTCGTAGTGAGCATTAACGGAGCGTAGCGTACTTCGCATTCGCGCAATGTAGCTCACTATGGATTCGATCTTGCATTCGCGGCCGAGCCGTTGCGCGAGCCAGGGGCCGGAACAGCCATTGCGGCCTGCAATATGGAGATGGATGAAAATCTCTGCCCGCTGGTGGCAGAAAATCATTACATCCTTCCAATAAACGATGGCGGGGCGGCCTCGGACCCAGAGCAAGGGAGGCTCGAGTCTAACGTCCTGTGGACCCAAATCCACGGCCCCCACGATCAGTTCCTGGAAGGTGGGTGGCCTCCGCAACCTCGGGGGTCGCAGGCCGGGGAAGTAGGAGGAGTTGGGCGATACGGTCTTCGTGACGGACATGATAGAGGTCCCAGCCAGTGTTGCAGAGGAGGACGATGAGTTCACCAGTGTAATCGGGGTCGATGACGCCGGGGGCATTGGCGACAAAAACGCCCTTCGCCGCCAGACCAGAGCGTGAGCAAACCAGGATGCAATGATTTGGAGGCGGAATGACACAAATACCCGTTCGAACGGCGCAGGTCATTTGCGCGCCGATGCTTTTATGTGTTGAGCGCCCCGATTCTGTTTTTAGATAGGCGTGCACGTCGTAGCCGATCGAATTCGGAAGGGCGCGAATCGGCGGAAGGGCGTCGGCAGCAAAGCGAAAGTAGAGTAGACGATCCATGTTAGTCTTCCTCTCCCATAGGAATGTTTTGCAGGTTCCCTCCGCGACCGAAGGCATTGCTGCTGCTGGACCAGCGGAAGGTTGAGGTGCCAGCAGTATTGAACATGCATTTCATGCGGCCATCCGGTTCGAGTTCAGCCTTGATGAAGGTATTATGGTAAATGCCAATGGACCTGCAATCGATCAAACAATCAAATATGCGGCTCAGTTCGGGATTTCTCGATTTCAGCTCTTGCAAGGCTTCGTAGTTGATGGTAGATTTTCCAGTTTTGCGGTTTGTTTGGCCTTTTAAGCCAAGAATTTCGTAGAACAAGGTCTTTTGTTGATGTACGGATTCCCACCAATTCGATTTTGATGTTTTCAAAAAAGGCTTCAGCCAGGTTTGTGGGATAATCGACGACAACCAGGAATGTCGTTCCCCCAGGGCAGTGGATAGTTCGAAGGCGAGCCTGGCGCGTGCCTCGCGATTTATGCGAACGCCTTTTTGCATCATGGAGAGCGCCATGGAATTCTTTCGCTTTTCCCATTCCCACAGCTCGCTCATGCCATGATCGCGAATCAGAGTACGAAGGGCGCTTGCGCATTCGAATGTCCTCAAACTGTCCTCAGCATTATAGCGCAGATTTTGTTCCCAGTCGATGGAATTGTTCCATTCCTTTAAGTCCTCCTTCCAATACCAGTGGTAGCGGCAATAGAGGGAAGAAAGATAATCCAGCCCCTTCGGTGTTCCAGGAAAGAGTAAGTGATGCGCCAGCATCGTATCAAAATCGAGTCTGGGGCAACGTCCCCAACTGGATTCGATGTATTGGAGATCGTATAGGTAATTCTGCCCCTCGATTTGAATGTTTGGATGCGAAAGGATGGCCACAATGCACTGGACAAGTTCGATTTCCTCCCGTTCACTCCAAAAGTTGCGCCAGATTTTGCCCTCGGGCCGCACGAACGGGATTACGAGGGCCGTCCCTGTTTCGTCGTAAGGTCCTGTAGCAAAGGACATACAGGTGATGAATCCGCGCGCCGTTTCGATGTCGTGGGACAGGCGTAGACCGTTTCCACGGTCAAGCTGCCCTTTCCACAAGCCCAGCAGTTCCCGAGTTTCGGCAAAGCTTCCAGGTGCGAGAACCTTTGGACCAGTAAGTGGACGCCACATGTTTTGCAGTGCACGAGGAACGCGAGTTCTAAGGTCATGGACGGTCACCGCTCTTTGATACCAAGCTCGCATTATCGCGGCCGGATGCAGAATCGGGAGCACCTTTAGCTGGAGTCCAGGGATGGTCGCCGACTCCAGCATGGAGCCACGCCAAGAAGTTATCCCGCCAGGGACACGGACGGTCGCACCATTTCCAGTTGACGTTGATGATATTGAGCAGCAGTCGGCCGTTGCCCACATAGCATAGTTGCCAGCGGCAATGACAAGTCGGGGTTTTACCGCTCGAATCTGGGCTTCCAAACGCTGAATTTCCGATACAGCGAAATTCGTTGGACATAAGCCACGATAGCGGGGCGAGGTTGTCGAAGAATCGTGGAAGAAATGCCATGCCTCATTGTCCTCCGGTTGAGCGTTGAACACATTTGTGCACAGGATCGAGTTGCGCGCGATCCCTGCCTCGGCCAGCATGCGATCCAGTTCGAGGCCGGCGCCCCCGACAAAGGGACGCTTTTGCACCGCCTCCTCGGAGCCCCAGCTTTCGCCGACGAGCATTATCGGGGCGTCGAGGGGGCCGCTGGTGCAGTCGAACAGGGAGGTCACTCGGCCTTGTCCTCGTTATGGCGCGCAATGAGTTCGCCGGGCCAGCCTGGCACGTCGACGAACCACTCGTTTTTGTCGATGACAAGGAAGGCTTCGACGGTGAGTTGCCAAGCACGATTGATGACGTCGTCGACTGGCATTTGCTGTCCGCTATTAAGGGGCGGATTCATGCCGATGCGGACCAGTTCGATGAACAGGTTGCCTTCCGCGGTGAGCCGAAAGCGTTCATTGAGCAGGACCTGGTGGCGCTGGACGGCGCCAGGATCGATAGTTACGACTTCGGGTTTCGTTCGCATCAGATAAGTCCTTTGTCGTAGGCCTTTTCGGTTTCGTGGATCTTGCGAGCAGCAAAGTCAAAGAGCTTCGACTCCGACGTCGGTGGACTCCGGGGGCTGCGGTTGAGGCTGGTCGTCCTTTTGCGAGTTGACCAGGGCGAGATTGAAGGCTTTTTCGTCTTGCTCGATTCCTAGGGCCTTGCGGCGCAGCCGGCGAGCAGCAACAAGAGTGCTACCGCTACCGCAACAAGGGTCAAGAACTGTATCTCCACTAAGCGTCGAGCATGAGATAAGTTGTTCGAGGAGCGGGACTGGCTTTTCCGGTCCATACTCACGGTCAGCACGGCCCACGCGATTATGACGAAGGATATCGACAGGTGCATGATAGAGACCCTTATCGCCTTTGGTCGCGTACATGATCCATTCACAGGTGCGACGGAAGCCGGAGCGGCCCCAGGGGGCGAGCCCCTCACTATCCGACTTCACCCAGGTTATGGGAGTGCGGAAAACGTCCCAGCCTGCGCGCTGCGCCGCTTCCTTGAGCCACGTAAAGAGGTCGATATCGCAAAAGATAAACATATTTGCGCGTTGTCGAGTGACCCGGAAGCCTTCGCTAATAATGCATTGCAGCAGGCTTTTAGCTGTTGCAGGATCGTCGGTGTAGTTATGATGTTGGACAGTACGTGCACGAAAGCCTCCGCTGTCCGCTCCGATACCATATGGCGGGTCGGCAAGGATAAGATCGAATTGACCTTCATCGAGACTGGGCATGAGGTGAAGGAGATTGCCGCGGCGGACCTGAATATCGGGCGCGGCGTCGAGTTGCGGCTGGCGTTTGATAAGTTCGGCTGCGAACGCTTTTTCCTCTTTGGCGTAGACGAGGTGGAGCGCCTCCGTTGCATTGCGCGCCTTTTGGATCGCCGGATCATCGAGGTGTCTTGCTATGATGTTGGCTTCGCGAACGGCGACGCCGGCCCACCGCATTTGACCCTCGCTCGGATTCGAGGTCGCCTTTTGGGCCAGTTCGCGCCCCGTGTCGAGGCCGGTTTGCTGTGGATTTTCAGTTAAGCGCAATTGGTGGATTTCAGCAAGCGCAGAAATGCGGTCCTGCCAGGGCAGTTCCTCCCGCATGATATTCTCATGCAGTTCGACAGTTTTCAGATCACCGAACGACAGATTGTCATTCAGTTCTGTGACCGGGACCTCGCCGGGGGTAATGATCTGTCGATTACAATGGAAAATGTGACCCGCGTTCCCGATGGCGTCAATGGCGCGAAGTCGACGTCCCCCAGCGACAAGAACGAAATTTTCGCTGTCTCTGCGGCGGTGTACGACTGGAGGGTGATATAGCCCGTTTGTCGCGATGTCGGCAGCGAGATCTTGTACTGCACGGAGATCCATGGTTCGGCGCTGTCGGGAGTCGGGGACATCAAGCTCACTCCTTTTGATGATTCGCATTTTGGGGAACCTCGGGGTTCGGGCAAAAAAAGGGGGAGCGCATTCGCGCGCTCCAGTTTATGCGAAGCAAGCGTGTCAAGTCAGCTTCGCAACCTTGCGAACCTCGGCGTACTTGATGTTGGGATCGTTTTTGTCGCTCCTCTGGCCAACCTTGACCATGAAGGGGCCGCGGCCCTTGAGGCGGCTGATCTTGTCGCCGAAGGTTCCGCCAGCATCATTCAAGCCCGCGGCGTCGAACAAACGGCCGAAGCCCACGTTTTTCCCTTCACCCAGGTCGAGGGCTCCGGAGTCGGTAACGTCGATCCAGAGGGTCATCGGGACCAGGACCTTGTCGCGGCCGAGTTCCTTTTTGAGATTCTCGTCGAGGATGGAGAACAGGACCGTGGCTTGAGGCGAGAGATTGCGGGAGGCGTCGCCGTCGCGGAACTGGATGGCCTTTTCGCCATCGTCGATGATGGCTTTGTATTCGCCCTCGCGAGGCACTTTTACCGTCGTCGAAAGAGGTCCGGCAACGGGGGCGTCGAGTAGTGCTTTCATATCCATGATTGGATATCCTAGTCGGACAGGGTCAGGTTGCAGAGCTGGAGGCAGGTGTCCGAGTCCCACCAAGTCTCTGATTCGGGCGTTCGCCCAGAATTCTTTGACTGTCAAGCGTTTCCGGAACGTTCGCTTTCCGGAGCCGGATGCATTTCCCATTCGGCGACTCCGTGGCCAGTGATAGCCTCGACGCCGTGCGCCATTACCATTTGCATGAGCAGTATGAATCCTTCCTTTATCTTTGGGTCTTGTTTGGCAGGATGGAGGAGGATGGAGCCGATCAGCTCTGCATTTTCCATCGAATGCTCTTCTGCGATGTAGGCGTTCCACCATATTCCTTCCTGACGAAGGGCGAGTCGGAGTTTCATGTGGCGCTCTCTTTCGCTGGAGCTTCGCTCCAAAGTCCTTCGATGGCATTGCCGATTGCATCGAGAGAGTTGGCAACACCGTCAAGTCTTTCGCCGAGGTGGGCCGCAAGCCCTTCAATGGCTCCCATTGAGGTCATGGCGTCGGCGTTGCCCAGATTTTTAATCTGGCGTGCCACCTCGAATAAGGCGAGGGCTATAGCAAAACTGCCTTCGCCACTATTTGCACGTTCTTCCCAGTCGTTCATCATGCTGCACTCGCTTTTGCTGCGGCGACCCGCTTTTGATAGGCCGCGACAATTGGGGTGAAGTCCGGCACCAGTTCTTGGCCGATCGGCAGAATTCGATTCTTGAGATCGGCCTCATTGTCCATTGTGCGCCAGGTGAATTTTTGCGCCCCCCTTTTCGACAAGACCACCTCGCCGAAGAAGCGAGGAACACGGGGGCCGAGCTTCGAGCCGAGGGCGGCCGCGACCACCTTGGAGGTGCCACTGACTTCGTCCGGTTCGCGCACAATGTGGGCGTTGCAGATGAAATAGGAGGTCAAATCGGCCTGGAATTTAAGGAGGATATTTTCCTCTAAGCCCATGGCGATGCCCCACTCGCCTTGGTGCGGGCTCGGCTTGAAGCCCACAGTATTCTGCATCACGATATGGTTGAGGCCGGAGAGCGAGTCCAAGCACACAGCGCACTCTGGACCCAGCTTCTCGATGGGACCGAACTCTTTGCCAGTCCTTTCGCACTTGAAGTTCTCGCACAGATCGAAGAATTTGCCAAGCTGCTTCATCTGGTCCTTGGCCACGCCCATTTTGAGCTTGGAAAGGTCCTCATAAGACATCACGTTTGCCAGTTGTCCGGCTTGGCGTAAGCTGCCCCAGCCGGGCGAAGCCGGGGGCACATAGCTCCAGTGCAGGAGATTGAGGTCGTAGCCTTTTCTGCTAATTTCATCCAACAGGGATTCGATGCCGCCGGGCTCCGTGCTGATAACGAAGGTGCGGACACGATTCAAGATTAGCGTGGCGAGGGCAGTGGTTTTCCCAGAGCCGGGCGCGCCCATGTTTAAGAGCGATGGAGGCTGTAAAAGCCCCATAGGATTTGAGCCAGGGCTGGCGACACCTGCAACGTGGTCAACTGGCATTGTCGAGTTTCCTTTTCCAGTGGAGGCAGCGGAAGCGGGAGTCGGTGGTTTGGCCGCTCCAGCTCGCTAGGGAATTCTGGCAAGTTCCAAGGTAGGATTCGGTGGGATGGCGAGACCAAGACTGGCAATTTTCGCAATACTTGTAGAGGGCGAGGCGATCGAGGTCTCGGCGATCGGGTTTCGAGCGAGGGGATTCCATCGGGCAACCTTGTAGCTGGAGTTCCAGCGGTCCGGGTGGGGGCTCGTGCAGCGGTCCATGAAGGGGCAGTTGCCGTACATTGTGCAGGCTTCGCCGAGGTTCCAGTCGAAGTATTGCTCCTGCCAGGCGCGCGTGATGCGCCAGAGATCGCGGCGCAATTGTTCGTGCCAGCGCTCGATCAGGAATTGCGAGTAGGGTTTGATCGCCTCGACCTGGCGAATCTCCTTTTTAGTGATGATGATTCCGCGCACGACAACAGTCGAACAATTAATGCCCATTTGCTGAAGCGCCCAGCAGTAGCCGAGGAATTGAGATCGCAGATTCCATTTGTCGGACCAATTCGTTTCGAGGCGGCCCGCCGTTTTTTCGTCGCGGATGACGACTTGACGCGAGGCTCCATTTGTTAGTTCTCCGAGGAGGTCGAAGCGGCCGACATAAATCCAGGGCTCGCCAGTGACAGGATGAAGGGGGAAGTATTTCTCCTTATCCCCTATAACGTCAGCCCACGGAGCGGCAGGCTCCAGGGGAATGACGAAAGAGAATTCGACGGAGGTTTGCCCATCGAAGGAATAGGGTTGAACGTGGTCGGTGCGAGGGGGATATTTTTGGATGTAGGACTCGACGGCGGCCCACATATTTTCGCGGGTTTTTGCGGTGTCTTTTTTCGGTTCGAAATCATCCCACTCGTGAAAAAATCGTGCAAGAGCGCGGCCCGTCGCACTCGGGGTGTCGAGCCCGTCCTCGTAGGTTGCCCGATAAAAGGATTCGAGTGAAGCGGAAACGCAGCCGCCGGCATGGAGGTCGATGCTGGTTTCGGCGGGCCGCAGGCCGAGGCAGAATTCGGTATGGAACTTTTGCAGACATGTTCGGGCACACGACATCATCGTGGAGTCCATGTAGTGCGGAAGCAGGGATTGAGTCTCGGTCATGCGGGGAGCCTTTCCAATTCGCGTTTCAGCGAGGTGAGCATGTCGGCGGGCTCTCCAGCGTTCTGGATGCTGATAACTCTAACGTCGGGAGGCTTGACCCAATTGCCAAGGTCGCCAGTCCAAGAGCAGCCGGGGCGCTGGATTTGAATAATGAGAAGGCGGAAAACGCCCTCGTTTCGGATAAAGGGCTCGATGTCGCCGGGGGTGCGCAGATCGTCGAACAGGAAATGGCGATAGTACATTTCCTGTTCCTGTGTTGCGCGGTGGGCGAGCTGGCCGAAGATCGATTCGCCATGCAACAGGTGCATAAAGCGGCCGAACTCGACTATCCATTTGCGGTGGGAAACTTGGGTGCCGGGAATGAGGGATTTTTTCGTCTCACCATCAGCGAGATTCAAGCTCGATGGGGTGTATAGGTTGTCGGGGTAAAAGGTCGCGGTTAGCGCCATGCGGATAGGGTCGGCGAAGCTGAGTTTGCAAACCTCGTGATTTGCAATCAGGAGTTCGGCAAGAGTCGTCTTGCCGGAACCAGGAGGCGCGTTGAGGAAAATGAATTTGGGGAGGCTGAGGCTGTGGGTCATAGCATGTCCACGGTTGGAGTAACTTTGCGGGAGGAGCCGGAGCCAGAGCTAGGGCGGCCGGAGCGCGAAGATTCGCTCGCCCGCCCCCGAAGGATGCGGAGGATGCACACCAATTCCTGGAGAACGGGGTCGGATTTCGGGTCGGGGAGCGCGATTAGCTCATTGCGTCGGGCCTGAAGGTCGAGGGTCGGCCGGTCGCGCAAATCGGGGAACAAATCCATGACGTCAGGCATTGGTGCTCCTTGGCAGGAAGCAATAGGTGCGCCCCTGCGGCAATTCGTTGTGGCGTTGCGCGTAGCGGAAGCTATTAAGACTCGCGATGTGCTCAGAGGAAAGCAGGACTTCGGCGATACGCCGTCCGCTTTCGTCGAGCAACAAAACGTGCGGATGGGGGCAGTGGCCGCAGGACCAGATTTGGATCGAGGCGGCGCGCGGCGGGGGGTCGATGTCGGTCATTGGACTTCTCCGGCATGGAGTTTAACGCCCCGCGATTCGAGGTATTTGATGATGAGTTCTTGGATGATTTTGCTCCGCTCGCCGTAGCGCGGATTGCGGGTCACAGGATCATGAATCTCTGGAAGCATTTCGAAGTGGGCGTTCACCGTCGCGTCGATGTTGATGCGAAGGCGAACGTAGGGAGCTTTTCGGTTCGGAGTCATTAGGGGTTCAGTTACTCGCTAAAAGGGGCCTGTGTTGGGGGGCAGCATAGGCCCCTTTCCCGGAATTGTCAAGAAAAAAATACGAGTTCATGGATAGCCGCTCCCACCATTGAGGTAATTGACGCGGGCGCGAGCATCGGCTTCAGCAGAGTCGCCTTCGACCGTTTCAAGTTTCATCCACTGTTGGTCAAGCCAATAACCGATTTCATAATAAAAACGCGCTGGGTTTGAGCCGCTGTATAGGAATTTGCGGTAGGTGTGCATGGGGAGGATTCCTTTATGCGTTGTGATAGCCGTCGAGAATTTGGATTTGATTTTTGAGTCCCTTTTCGTAGGACTCTCGGAGGCGGGCGTCCAGATCGGGAAGGGAAATGCAGGAGCGGCAAATGCCGCTGGCGACGCACGTTTTAGCATGTGTGAGGTCGATTGGCATCAAGAGGCAGAATCGGAGCGGTGTGTTGTGCGCAGTGAACTCTGTCGTGCAGTCGAGGCAAATGCAGAGGGGGCCTGTGCCGGGCTTGGCGTTGCGGATTATGGAGAGGGAATTGTCGATGGCCTCGACAATAGCAAGAGACTCTTCGGTAGGAGAGCCAAGGGTTCGAGCTAGGAGGTTGAGCGGCCCGATTATGTGGAGTTCATAAAGTTCCATTAAAGCTTCTCCAGTTCGGCTTGATCGAGAGTCTTGAGCAGCAAGCCGATGAGGACTATTTCGAAGTCGGATCGGCGGCGGCCCGGCTTGTGGATTGTACGAATCTCAATATGACGCTCCGTCCCGAGATCGTTATCCGACCAAGTGCTATGTTCGAAGGACTCGCCTCGGAGCCACCAGTTGAGAGCTTGGGTGGCGGAGTGCTTGTGTTTGAAGAGTCGAGGGGGGTCGCTGGTCGAAGGTTCGGCTCGGGTGAATCCATAGCTGGAGAGGCTTGGGAGGAAGCCGCCGCTTGGTTTGTGTCGGATGGCGAAGAACATGGATGGAGTCCTTCATTGCTCGATTTTGGATCGGAGGACATGCTCTATTTCCTCATGCAGCGTGGCGGGAAGCTTGGCAGGACCGAACAGTGCGCGGATACGGAAGTCGAAGCCGCGCTTAATAGAATGCTCGTGCAGGGCTGCAAGCATGCCGCTGCTCCAGTCGTGATCCGTATAGTAGACGGAGTAATCGGCGACGGGGAGCCAGGCGAGGCCGGCCTTGATTCCGAGTTCGCGTTCCTCGGGCTTCGAGTCGTCGAGGAATTGTGTGTAGAGCAGATGGGAGGCGTGAATGCTCTCGCCGCGATTAACGCAATCGCGGGCGCACCATCGAGCATAGGCAATATTGTCGTCGATGGTGCGCCCATTGCGCGCCGCGTAGGGGGATTCGAGGATGACTCGCTTCATGATTATACCTCGGGGCAAAGGATGTGGTAGCGGAGGCAGCCGAAGCGCGCCGCGGGCGCGCTGTCCTCATCGATGAAGGAATAGCGACAATGTTTTACGCCCTTTCGGATAGGTTGGCCGCAGATGTCGCAGCGATAGTCCTTGCGGGCGCGCGGGCTGGTTTCGCTGAGGCGGCGGATTAGCGGTAGGTCGACAGAGTCAGTCATTTTTCGCTCCTTCCTCCTTTTCCTCCTCCTTTTCCTCCTCGTCTTCATCGTCGCCGAGGACTTCATTTTCGAACCAGCAGAGGAATTCGCCTACGTCGGTCCACTGGTTTTCGCTGGCTTCGAAGGAGACCATGTCGCGCTTGTTGGGCCACGGTATGGAGTCAATAGCGACCAGGTCGCTGATGGCTTCGAGCAAGCGGCCAATGGCCTCGCGGGCGCGGCTGTGTTCGGAGTCGAGGTCAATTGCCATGGTGCAGGGCTCCGGTTGAGGTTGCGGTTAAGGCGGCCTCGATGGCGTCGCGGGCGTCGAGGCGAGGATCATCGCTGTTGCCGTTGCTGCGCTTGGCGACGAGGCCGACAAGGCAGTTCGCCGCGGCAGTGACGCTGGCGTGCATGTCGGTGTTCTCGCGCACGAGACGTTCGTTCGAGGAGCGAAGCTCGTCGCGTTCGATTTTGAGCGCCTTTATGGTTTCCTCGGCGACCTTGATCTGGGCGCGCAGGGATTCGCATTGGTCCTTGGTATACGCAAGCTCGTTGTCGAGCTGCTCCCACTCGGCTTGCGCTTGCGCATACGCTTGGCTGCGGTAGCGGGGAGGGGCGTAGGCTTGGCCGGAGATCGGTGGCGCCATCGGCGCGGGGGCCTTCGGCTCAAGTCTCGTGTTCGTGTTGTTTTCGGACATGGAGGGGGTTCCTGATTGAGGGGCAGGGTTACGCAAAATTCGCGGGAGATTCATACACTACTCCTGTTGGGCTGGGACTCACACGAGGACTTCATTTTCGAATCAGCAGAGGAAGCGCGGCTCTGCTCCAGGCCGAGAATTATCGCCGGAGCCTGCCAAGGATATTGGCCGTTCTGATTACAGCGGCAGACCAGCAGTCCCTTGAAATCGTCTTCGTAAATGCTGGTGGCGAAGTTGTCGTTGCCGACCTCATCCACCGCGATCCATCTTGACGCCATTTTCAGCGCCTCCAGCCGTTGAAGTTTCCGATGTGGAATAGGCCGCAATGGGAGCAGGAGTAAGTGTCGAGGCGCTTTGGGGTTCCTCTGTTTCCCTTCTTGCTCTGCATGCGGCGGGCGACAGATTTCGCCAAGGCAAGGGACGCGAAACCGGCCTTGCCTTGGCACGCAGATCGAGGCTCATGGTCTGCGTTTTGGTATGGGCGGAGAGGCTTCACTTGACCTCCTCAATAATGGTGTTGCGGAAGGGGCGCTTCACGCCCCTCCATCGGTGGGCAGGTGAAGTGGAAGCGGACGCAGCGGAGGTTGCGGCGATCGAGCGCAAGGTTGTAGCGGTAAACGAATCTGGTGTGCTTTTCCCCACTCGGAATTAGGAATCCGCATAAGCCGCAAGTGTGGGCGAGTTTTGCTCGCGGTTGCGATTCGCAGATGAGGGTGATAGGACTCTGGTCAAAGGTTGCTGACATTGGAGGCTCCTGATTTTGGCTTCGCTTTGCGGGGCCGGTTGTGTGGTGTACGAGGGCGGGGGGCGAGAGAGCAGAATTCGATGCCTTCCTTTTCCAGGAGGTAGGTGAGCAAGGCTTCCTGGCGGGAGTGTTCGGGGACCTGGTAGACCAGGACATTATTCGTGTTTTCGGGGTCGATAACGAGGAGGCGAGTAATCATTGTGAGGACTCCTGCTCATCATCGAATGCGACGCGCATGAGGGTTAAGAGTTCGTTGCAGCTGCGAGCATAGCGGGCGAGCCGCCGCAACAAGTGGTCGCTGTGGGGCCACGAGTGGCGCCAGAGCTTGTGGTAGGCGAAGCGGGCGCCGCGTGTCGATTGGGACTCGAGGCGGGGGATTTCGAATGAGCCTTTATTCGGCATTGGGGGGAGCGCCTGTTTTTCGCTCTTGGGGGGTGGGGCCGCTTCCTGCACTCCGGTGGTGCTCCTATAGCTGATCGGTGCTCGGGGCTTGGTGGCGGCGGAGTTTGGCGTCGCAAGTGTCATGATGCACAACCCAGGCGTCGGTGCCCGCGTGCTTTGTGGCCTTGCCGCTGCCGGCTTCGACCCAGGTGCCGCAGGAAATGCAGGCTTTGCCGAATTTGTTTGTAATGGTGGTCGATTTGGCGTTGGTGGCGTTGGTGTAGCAGGATGGGCAGAGCTTTTGGCCGTGCCGCGGTCCATAGGTGGGGACTCGGAAGTTGGAGGTGCGCATGCCACAATCGGCGCAGGGGACAGTCGTGGCCTTTTGATAGCAAGCTAGACAGTACTTGTGGCCAGCGTGGTAGTGGACTTGGGCCGCGCGCAGAGCCATGCCGCAGTCGTAGCAGGAAAAGCTGCGAGGCGGCGGGGGTGCCGGCTTCGGTTGGGGCGGAGCGCTCGGCCTAATGGTGGGGCGCGCGGTGGCGGCGAAGGGGTCGCCCACAACCATGATGCGACCGGTGAGGATTTCCTCCCAGTCTTTGTTCAGCTTTTTGAGCTCTTCGTTGGCCTTGCGCATGGCAAGGAGCGCCTCGGCGTTGTTGGTCGAGGTTGTGAGCTTCAAGAGCTTGATGAGCCGGGTGAGGCTAAACGCCTCACCCTTATCTGCTCCGTTGCCGGGCCCGGTCATTGGTCCTCTCTGCTCCCGGTTTGGTCGGTCAACATGCCGCCGAAGTGGGAGCGCTCGTCGTCATCGAACTCCATTGAGGTGCCAAATTGAGAGTAACGTGTGCGCTTTTTGGCCAGGGATTTTGCGGCCTCCTCGAGCAGAGCCTTTTGGACGCTAACGGTGTTGCCCGGATTGGCTCCAAGCGAGGCTCCGAGCTTTTCGTTGTTGAAGTCGCAGCCGAGGAAGGTGACCTGATAGCCTTGGGCGCGGGCCCAGTTCAAGAAGCCGGAGGGTTGGTCGAGGTCGGTGAACTTGCTGTCATTTTCGTCGCCGTCGGTCGCGATGGTCAAATGGGCCTTGCTCGGGGCTTCGTCGCGGAGGCGCCAGCAGGCGAGCTGGATTCCATCATATAATGGTGTCATGCCGCCGGTCGGCTGGATTTGAGGAATGTGGTCCACGACAAGGGGCTGCCAGTCGTTGACGTGGCAGTCGCGGTAGCACACGTCCATGCCGCCGCTGCTAAAGCCGACGACATAGATCGAGGTATTAATCTTGTCCCATTGCAGGCATTGGACGTAGGCGTCGATTGCCTTGCAAATGTCGGTCCATTGCGAGATCATGGAGCTCGAGCAGTCGAGCAAAATGATGTCGCGCTGAGTCGAAATGCGGGCGGGGATGCCAGAGCGGATAGCTGGGGTTTGTAGCATTGAGCTTGGTCCTTTCGGGTTTGGGTTTCAGTTTTGCAGTTCGGATTCGATTTCGCTGATCGTGTAGAGACGATCGACGATCTCTTTGCCGTAGCGATCCATGTTCTCGACCGCGCCAGTGCGTTTCAGTTCGTCTTGCAGCTTGCGAAAGTTCTTTTCATTGATGCGCCAGACGGCGCCCATCATCGTGACGTGTTTCATGTTCATTGCTCCCTTATAGCATGTCGATTGTGGGGGCGGTGGCTTTTGGCGCGGGGGCTGCGCTTTGGGCTTTGGCCTCCTCGCGCTTGCGCATCAGGGTCTCTTGCCAGCGTTTGTGGGCCTCGTGGTCAGGCTCCACTTTTGCGGCATCGATGCAAGAGAAGCAGATCGGCACATACTCGATGGGCATGGAAGTGGCGATGATCTCGTAATCGGTGGGCCATGCGGCGCGGGAGCGGGCGGGCATTAGGCGGCGCAGGGTGTTGCCTTGAGTGATGGACTCGTAGACTTTGCTCCATCGGGCGGTGTGGCCACAGGACAGACAGGATTGCGAGTGCAAGTGGACGGCGATATGAGGAAGTGTGGGGTCGGCGTTGTGCGAGTTCATTGGTCGATGCCTTTGGTGGCTGCGAGCAAGGGAGGGCTGCCCTTTCGGGCAGCCCGATGGAACTACTTGTTAAGGATCGGCTTGAGAGCCTTGCCCCACTCGACCATCACTTCATCAGCTGCCGAGCTATTGACCAACTCAGAGGCCCAATCGAAGCAGGTCCCTCTCGATCTCCACCACAGGGGCTTGTGAGAGGGATCGCTCTGGATATCCTGCACCGTCAGAGGCGCAATCAGATTGCTTCTCGGATCAGTCATGTGTCGCTCCTAGGGGTTGTGGGGGCGTTGAGTCGGCCCCAAGGGCCTATATTGCCATGCAACATGGGCCCCTTTCAATGCGGCAAAGTGTCGCACCTATCATGATACCGCACCGTGATACTATCTATAAACACTCAGT